AGGTACCTGTATAGAGCCGTATCAATGGCCTGATAGATTTGACACCCAATATGACTGCCTTATGTTTGGTTACGAGGAATCTGCAAAGAAAATGAGAGAGATTGGCAGGGCAGATGTCAATCAATATAATATGTATATCAAGTTCTACTGCACACCAGAAAAGCCTAGTATTTGACAATGTGTCTAAATTATGGTAATGGCAAGAATCTTCTCACCATTACCTACCCTTATTTTTTTCCCTCTTTAGGGTAGGTGTTTCCTGATCCCACATCCGTAGCATCAGAACAGCTATCAATAATGGTATACTACTTGCAAATACAGCCAATAAAATCGCCACTGCCATCCTTCATCACGTGTACGTTGAACGGTGGTTCGTGATACGTGGTCAGGTATACCCGTAGTATGTCACATAGATCAAAGCAGTCGACATCGGAAAGTATCTCAATACCCTCCATCATCTCCTTTGTGACAGATACCAGGCTATACAGACCGTCGTTTAGTAGTATCAGATCCATCGTTTAATTTAGTTCCATAATTTAAAACATTTTTCAAACCAGATGCTCTCATATTAATGTTAACACCGTATGATTTCCATGCTTTTTTCATTAGGTTTAGTTCTAACAACAGACTGGACCATTGTCCCTGTGCTGCACCATCTACTTTTAATGTTATTATTTTTTCTTTCATAACTATAGGATAGTCATTTATTTTATTTTGTCAACGGCCCTGTCGGTTGTATTTTTTATACGATCGTTTCTTGGATTTATTAAGGTTTTTTGTATGTCTACCAGGACGTTTACGAGGTTTTGGACGTGGTACGAAGTGAATAAACTTCTGTCGTGCCATTATTCAGACCACTCCTTTACAAACACATCCATGTCTGCTGGTCTTGTTATGTGTGGCAGATAAACTATCCTACCATTTACGTGTTGCTCTAGATCTGTGCCACAAGACATACACCTGTATATCTCTTTTGATAATCCAACCAACATTGTAAATTCCTCACACGTAGGACATTTCCCATTTACAATCTCTGCTGTGATTTTCATTACTCTAATATTAACTTTTTTATAGACAAAGATCCATCAATATTTTTTTCTAATTCTGCCATAGATTTTATGCATTGATACTTGACATGTCCGTCAAGTTTTAATCCACGTTTTGCAACCCTCTTGCCTTTCAAACATTCAGACATCGACGGCTGGATACGCGCTTCCTTGATCTCTCCCTGTACAATCATAAGTAGGGCTACCACTAACTCTGTCATACTATCTTACCTTTGTTCTCACCCTCTTTGATTACATATTTCTGTGTACCATTCTTACCATGCTCGACAGATTTTTTTAGATCTTTTACATAATTCATCTGTTTAGCTTCTTTGTTTATGTGAGCTATGTAGTCTAAAACTTTTTTAGTGATTCGTCCCGTTGCCATTTGCTCTTACCTTATCTTTTAATTCTTCTACATCTGTTAGAAGTTTTTCAGTTTGTTTTTGTATAAACTGTATGTTTACTTTGTTGTGCATCATGTCTTCAATTCTTGTCTCTATCTGCTCTACAGACTTGTACAAATCTTCCAATAAAAAATGTTGCTCCTGGTCCGTAGGGATCTGCTCACTTTTTTTGAGCAAATCATTTTCAAACAGCTCACGTGATGTCTCCAGCGATACCAGCCTTGCCGTCAGCTCGGTGTATGCGAACACGCCGGCTGCGACGAGCAAAATCAGAGAGGCAACCGTTTTCATCGGCATCTGCACAGCAGCTTCTTCGCTTATATTTAAAGGTTTCTTACTCATTCAATTTTATTCCAGGCCTCGTTATCGATGCCTTTTGGTTTTGGTGGAGGGATTATATATTCTTTTGGGTCAACTTGCAACGGCTGCGATGGCCGTACAAAAACCGCCAGTAAACATAACAAAATTATAAGTATTGCTGTGAACCTGTAGTCCATAACAACCCCCAATCATTATTGCTTCTTTGGTGTAAAAATAGATTTGATTTTACCCCAAATCTTGCCAAAAGCTTTTTTAATTTTATCAATCATTTTTCTTTTCCTCTATTTCATAGAAGAACTTGTCGGTGTCTTCTGTCCGCCATGCTCTACTATCTTCTACGTTCCACTCGGATGTCTGCACCTTCCAATCAGGGGTCTCATCTTTTACAGTAAAAGATGGTATGTCCCATATACATCTGTTGTTAGGTTGTGCTGCAAAATTGCCATCATCTAAGGCAATTATGTGAGCGCACTTGTGCTCGTGCGGGATCTCCGAATGATCAGTGTCGAGTATGTTAGCCTCTGGATGTGCAAAGTCAATAGTAAATAAATATTTTCCTGAGTGCCATTTCTTATCTTTTCCTATATACTTACCGGCCTGTGATTCTAAAATATCCCAAGAAGTGACAGCAGGATAATAAGAAAAACAATTCCAGAGCTGTAGTTCATCAAGTCGTCTTGTGGGCACGTCGGATGGCTCAAATCCCTTTTGAATAAACGCGCTAATTGGTAGGCGATAAAATATTGCACCATTTTCCATAATAGCATGCCAAAGTATACTCCTTCCAGTAAGAGCTGATATGCCAAAGATAATACAGTCTTCAACCTCGCCTTGATGTTTTTTAAGATCATATAAATACTCTCTTCTTATCTGTGCATAAACTGGTGGTATGTTTGCGTTTAAATATGCCATAATTTATCCTCACTTTATTGTACCCCAATTTGGTCCAGATTCAAAGTCAACTTTATTCTTGACCTCAAGAGGTATTGTTTGTTCCATTACATCTTTGATAAGCTCTGGTTCGTGGTCCGTGATTGAAAAACAAAGCTCATCGTGTATTTGTATATGTGGTATTATACCTTTCTCATGTAGATCCACCATGGCCTTCTTTGTCATATCTGCGGCTGATCCTTGTATCAATCTGTTTAATGCTTTGTATGTAAATGCAGGTGTATAATATCTATCAAAATAATCCATGTAGTTTGCATCTATTTTGTTCTCCTTGTATTTGTCTAGCATCTCTGCTTTGAATGCTTCCATCGCCTGCTCTTTCGTGTACAATGGCACCTCGTTAAATCTATTAGTCTCAGGATTCCATTCTTTGTTTGTTGTTTCCCATCTATCAAACCTGCAGAATCTATCATGTAATGTAAATAGTAATCTATTTTGTTTTGCAAATGCTATTAGTTCCTGTGATAACTGTCTGACAAATGGCACCCTACCGTGATACTCGTTAAATAATTCTTTTGCCTGTCTCTGGTCCAGACCTAACTCTCTCTGTAATTTAATCTTACCCATGCCATAGAACAGACCTAGGTTGATTGTTTTTGCCTGTTTCCTGGAGATATTAGCCATGTCAGCGACTATCTGATGGAAATCTGCATCATCCTTATCAAACTCTTCCTGAAGGTTCTCTGTGCCTGGTAGGCCTAGTTTTATAGCGTAGTGCACCACAATACGTGGTTCCTGCTGTGAATAGTCAAAGCTACCCCACTTGCAACCATCCTCCGGTATAAACAATTCTCTCATCTTACTACCGATATAACCCTTGGCTGGTATCTGTTGTAGATTAGGATTAGACATGCTGAACCTACCGGTGACAGTGCCACCTGTATCTGATCTTATCTGATTTATATCTGCATGTATTCTGCCCTCATGCACGTATTCTAATAAACCATCTATAAAAGTATTGACCGCTTTGTCATACTCTCTTGCCTTTGCAATCATACGCAGACATTTGTTGTTATGTGTTTTAAGATAATCTTTCGGTAGTTGTGGCATCTTAGATTTTGGTGTGACCTTGTAATCTTTTATGCAAAGATGATCTAATAATTTTTTGATTGATGCAGCAGCCCAGATGTCAACTTTAATTGTTGTTATACTTTCTATAGCTTTTATTATCTGGTCTCTACGTTTTTTGAGATGTCTTCCAAACAGGATAGCTTTTGCGACATCTATTCTAACCCCTTTAAATTTCATGTCAACCAAACACAAAAATAATTTTGTTTCTAATTCAAATATCTGTCGACAAGTTTTTTGTTCTCCATCATCTTTAGTGTATAATACTTCGTCTATTTTTTTATCGAATAACTTCCATAGTTTATAAGTCAGGTTTACATCCTGCTTTGCATATTCTTTTACAATAGATGCTGGCAGCTTATGCATGTTAGTCATGGGATCTTTAACTGTACCACCAGACCACTCTAATGTTTTCTGTTGTAGATCGTATTTATATTTCTCTTCGTTGAGATAATCTTTTGATAATGCATCTAGTGAATATTTAAATCTGTTCTCATCAATAACAGATGCAGCTATCATGGTGTCAACTATCCTACCTTTGATCATCATACCTGTCACTGCTCTTATCCAACAGACATCATACATTGCATTGTGAAATACTTTTGTAATATTTTTGTTTTGAAATATTTTATCGTTTAACACCTGCCATATTTTATTTATTCTATCGTAGGCTATATCAGTGTCAGAGTGACGTAAGGGAAAGTATGCAAGATCATTATCTGTTGCGACTGCAATACCACAGATAAAACCATCATTACGTATCGCACCCAAACCTTTTGTTTTTAGATTAGGATCGTATGTCTCTATATCTATCGCGACGGTATCTATACCATTAAGATCTAAGTCCTCTGGTGTGTTACACATTATAATCCCTCTCTATGATCATCTCAATAAAATGTATTGCTTTCAATAAATCTTCCTTACCATTCTTGTCCTGATGACGTATAATATATTTTATAGCACAACCTTCAGGATATAACAACTTATTCTCAACTACAAACTTGCTCGGCTGTATGACATACTTTTGATAGTGGTTCCCGCCGTGCTGCTTGTCCCAAACATTTTTCTTTTTCATCTTACTCCTAACGTATATTTACCTTGTGATGCTACAGTCCAACAATCAAACTTGCCTCTGCTGTATGCAACGTATTTTAATCTGAGTTG